AGATACTATATGTAGTAGGTTATGTGGAATTTTATACAAGATAATTTATATTCAGTTGTGTTGGTTGACCACAAAACCAATACCTTAACAATAAAAATATATGGGTTCGAAGATATAGTCAGTGCCGAGATGGTTGGTCAGATGACTATGAACTTGCTAAACTTTGAATATGACGAAGGTAAGTACCCCATGCAAAGTAAAATGCTTCACTAATGCAAATAAGAATACCTTACACACCAAGAAAATTTCAAAATTATTTACATCAAAGGATCAGAGACTATCGCTGGTCAGTATTAGTTTGTCATAGAAGATTTGGCAAAACAGTTTGCATGATAAATCATTTACTCATGGCTGCCTTAACTTCTAAAGTAAGTAACCCCCGGTATGCCTATATTGCACCCACCTTCAAACAAGCAAAGTCTATAGCTTGGGATTATATAAAACAATTTACTCATAAGATACCCGGAGTAAGATTTAACGAAACTGAACTACGAGTTGATCTACCAAACAAAGCTCGTATTACTTTGCTAGGCTCTGAAAACTGCGATGGCTTGAGAGGTATATATTTAGATGGCTGCGTTATAGATGAGTATGCCAATGTTAATGATAGATTGTTTCCAGAAATAATTAGACCCGCATTATCAGATAGAAAAGGTTTTTGTATATTTATAGGAACACCGCAAGGTATGAATAATAACTTCTATGAATTATTCCAACACGCAAAGGGAGCAGATGATTGGTTTTATTTCAAAGCAAAGGCAAGTGAAACTAAAGTTGTAGATCAAGATGAGTTTACCAAAGCAAAAGAGGTTATGGGTGAAAACAAATTCAAGCAAGAGTTTGAATGTGATTGGATTGCAAACATCGAAGGTTCTATTTATGGCAAGACTTTGGCAAAGATAGAGAACCAAAGACAGATAACAAGAGTTCCATACGACCCTAGTCTCCCTGTAAATACCGCATGGGATTTAGGAGTATCAGATCATTCAGCTATAATATTTTTTCAACAACTAGGGAGATCAATCAATATAATAGATTATCATGAAGAACGGGGACAAGGTATGCCTCATTTTATAGAGCTAGTAAAAAACAAGGAGTATATCTACAAGGATCACTTTGCTCCGCATGATATAGAAGTTACTGATTTTAGTAATGGTAAAACTAGAAGAGAGGTAGCCTATCAGCTTGGAATAAGATTTAAGGTTGTACCAAAGCTCCCACTAGAAGATGGAATACACGCAACCACAATGACTTTGCCTAGATGTTGGATTGATGTAGATCATTGCAAAAAGCTCATAGATGCGTTAAGACATTACCACAGGAAGTATTTGGATAAAAATCGAATGTTTAGATCAAAGCCGGTACATGACTGGAGTTCACACGCCTGTGATGCCTTGCGTTACATGAGTATTGGACTAACTGAAATTAGTAATAGACAAACTGCTCCGCAAGTTGTAGCAGATAATAGTTATAGGATATTATAAATTATGGGATCATTATTTTCACCAAAAATGCCACCACTGCCACCGGTTCAACCTTTGCCTGAACCCCCTAAATCTGAAATGTCAGCCGAAGACAAAGAGAGAATAGCTGCTGAACAAGCTGCTATTGAAAGAAGAAGACGAGGCAGAAAATCTACAATATTAACTGGAACAGGTTTATCAGATATTGCTGATGAGAATGTTGAAAAGAAAACTTTACTAGGAGCATAACATGGGAAGACCAAGACGACCATCACCCCCACCACCTCCACCGCCACCACCAAAACCTGCACCGGTGAAGGTGATGACACCAACTAAAGCAGAGGTAGATCAATCAGGAGATGCTTACGCTGTAAGAACTAAACGAAGAGGAAGATCACAAACTATACTTACTGGACCAGAGGGAGTACAAGACGATCAAAACTTTACACTAGGTCGAAGAAGTTTATTAGGAAGATAAATGGCACAAACAGATTTAACAAAAGACTTACAGAGAAGGTTTAACAAACTACGAGGTCAGCGTTCTTATTGGGAAACGCATTGGCAAGAAGTTGCAGATTACATGATGCCTAGAAAAGCAGATGTAACTAAAAGAAGATCAAAAGGAGATAAGAGAACAGAATTAATTTTTGATAGTACACCTTTACAAGCTGTAGAACTTTTAGCAGCATCATTACATGGAATGTTGACTAATCCTTCAACACCATGGTTCTCTCTAAAATTTAAGAACGAAGAACTACAAGATGATGATGAAGCAAAGATGTGGTTAGAAGGAGCTACAAATACTTTGTATTCTGTTTTTAATCAATCAAACTTTCAACAAGAAATATTTGAATTGTATCACGATCTAATAACTTTTGGTACAGCAGCAATGTTTATTGAAGAAGATGATGATGATACTTTAAAATTTTCAACAAGACACATCAACGAAATATTTATTGCAGAAAATGAAAAGGGTAGAATAGATACAATCTTTAGAAGATTTAAAATATCTGCAAGAGCTGCAATCAGACAATTCGGTGATGTCTCAACTGCAATATCAAAAATAAATCAAAGATCAGGATATGATGAAGTAAATATTATCCATGCTGTTTATCCAAGAAACGAATACAATCCAGATAAACAAGATCAAAAAAATATGCCTTTCGAAAGTGTGTACTATGAAGAAGGTTCACTAGATGAATTATCAGTTTCAGGTTTCAAAGAATTTCCATTTGTAGTTCCAAGATATTTAAAGGCTTCACATGAAATCTATGGTCGTTCACCTGCAATGACTGCTTTACCTGATGTCAAAATGTTAAACGAGATGGCAAAGACTACAATCAAAGCTGCACAGAAACAAGTTGATCCACCTTTGCTAGTCCCTGATGATGGTTTTATTTTGCCAGTAAGAACTGTTCCGGGTGGTTTAAATTTTTACAGATCAGGAACTAGAGATAGAATAGAACCATTAAACATAGGAGCAAACAATCCTCTTGGTTTAAATATGGAAAATCAAAGAAGAGATGCAATAAGAAATACTTTTTATGTAAATCAACTTATGCTTCAACAAGGTCCACAAATGACAGCTACAGAAGTTATCCAAAGAAACGAAGAGAAGATGAGATTACTTGGACCAGTATTAGGTAGATTACAATCTGAATTATTAAAACCTTTAATCGATAGAGCTTTTGCTATATTGTTTAGAAAAGATATGTTTGCTCAAGCACCTGACTTTTTATCTGGAACAGATGTTGAAATAGAATATGTTTCACCATTAGCCAAAGCTCAAAAATCTACAGAGTTACAATCTATCATGAGAGGTATAGAAATAATGGGATCACTTGCAAATGTTGCACCTGTTTTTGATTTTGTTGATTTTGATAAATTAGTAAAACATCTAGTAGATATAGTTGGTGTGCCTAAAAAAGTTTTAAAAACATCTGCACAAGTAAATGCTGAAAGACAACAAAAACAACAGCAGATGGAACAAATGAAACAAATGCAAACATTACAACAAACAGCACAAGCAGGTAGAGATTTAGCTCCATTAGCTAAAGCATTACCTGAAGATGCTAAAGCTATTGCAGAAGGAGTAGGTCAAGAATTAGCAGAATAATATGAGTGCTGAAAAACAACTACAAAAAAATCTTCAAGAACTCAAAGAAAAATATAGATTTGCTTTCGGATCAGATGAAGGCAAAGCTATTATAGATGATCTTGAGAAAAGATGTCATTATCATACTACAACCAATATCAAAGGTGATAGTCATGAGAGTGCATATTTAGAGGGACAACGAAGCGTTCTTCTATTTATTAAATCAATGCTTCGAAAGGAGAATGAAAATGTCAAGCGAACAGATACCGGAGAATAATACTCCGCCTGTAGAGACACCAAAAACAGAAACGCCTACAGAGACAACACAGACCCCTGAAACAAAAACAGAGGGTTTAGTTTCATCAACAACAAGCAGTACAGTTCAAACAGCAAAGTCATGGAAAGAAACTATATCTGAAGAATATAGAAACGATCCTAACATTGCTAAATTTACAGAGATAGATGCGTTAGCTAAAAGTTATATTAACGCAACTAGAATGATAGGAACTGACAAGGTAGCCATCCCAAATAAAAATTTTACTGAAGATCAGTGGAATGAGTTTTATGATAAAGTTGGAAGACCAGAGACACCAGATAAATATAATTTATCTTTTAAATCTGAG